AGGAAAGTAAGCAGAGTTGATTTATTTATCCCCAGGGTTATACTTCCAGTTGTTGTTACTGGAGAACCTGAATCAACTTCAATCCCATCTGTTCCAGTTATCCCAACTGATGATAACCTAGTGGCCCATTCAGTTGCATAATCTGTTGTTCCATTTTTAGTTAATATCTGGTCATCTGTTCCACCTGCAGGTACACCTCTTTCTGCTATTGCAGTATCAAGTGATTGAACTGCATCATTAATTGTACCACCCCATCCACCTCTTGAGGCTTCAGAACCAGGAACAGGTAATGTAATATTTAAGTTAGTTGTTGGATTTGCCATTTAACTATATTCTTGAATTAATAAAAATGGAGAAGTACTTCCATCATTTGCAGTATACTCTGGAGGTGACCCATTTGACTCAGGATAAGAATCTGGGGCACCTGGTCTGCCTGAAAAGCCAGTTCCTGAACTATTGCTAATTACAATCCATTGTCCTCCCACATCAGCACTTCCATTATTCCCATTTGATCCATTTGTTTCTGCAACTTCATACCCCCAGGGTTCTCCACCTCCTGAAGTACAATTGGAGGAGACCTGTACTTTACCTCCAGTACCACCTAACCCTGGATATGCTATTGCAGAACCTGTTGCTCCGGCTCCATGTTCATATACACCTGGAGTTGTTACTCCACTAAATGTAATTTTGCCTCCACCATTTACTCCTGTTGCTCCTGTTGCAGATGCACCTGCACCAACTATTGAACCTCCTGCAGTATTAGCTGGAAGCTCTAATCTTGAAGATGAAACTGAAGAAGTCTGTACCTGGAGAATTTCCCATGAAAAAGTATCTCCTGGTGCAACTTCAATTTTCACATCTATCATACCACCTGCTCCTCCTGTTCCTCCTCCTGCAACATGATTATGGAAACCTCCTCCTACATTTGTTGATCCACCAGAACATCCATAATGACCATCCCAAATCCCTGCTCCTCCTGTACCTGCTCCGGCTCCACCACCTCCACCTTGTGCTTTTGAATGAATCCTTAAATATCTCACACCAGCAGGAACTGTATATGTACCAGATTGATCAGATGTAGTTGCATAAATAGTTGTAGAATTTACAACACTATATTCAGAAATTGCAGTTCTATGAATCTTTCTCCATGTACCCCCATGTTTGATCCATACATGATGAACATCTCTCCAAGCATCTTCATGCTTAATCCAGGGTTTTTTTACTGCAGTCCAAGATCCATCTTTTTTAAATTTTAAAGCATAACTCACAATTAATACTCATAATGTATATCCCCATTAGCACCATCACTACTTGATGGAGCACTAGTTCCAACAGTTCTTACACCTTCTGCATTTGATCCAATTGTATAACCAGACATACTAATTGTAGTTCCTGTTAATGTAAGTGAAGAACATCCTGCAATGGTGCCTGAACCTGAAAGTGCATATGTTCCATCTGCAACAAGTGCATCAATATTTGCTGTTCCATCTATGTGCAGATCTTGCCATTCTGCTCCTGTTCCTCCAAGATCATACGAACCGTCTGCAGAGGGTAAAATATCTGTTGCAACCTTACCTGTAAATGTGACTGTATCTGTATTTGCATCACCAAGAGTTGTATTTCCTTCAACTGTGAGGGAGTCAACTGTTGTTACCCCTGCATCTATAGTGGCAGGTTCAAATACCAGGTTATAGGAAATTGTTTGTCCTGCAGACTCATCAGCAAGAGTTGAAGCAGCAGTTATAACAATTGTATTCTGGTTAGTTTTGGAAGCAATAACATGGGTGCCATTATTTCCTCCACTTGATGCACCAGACATTTTAATTTTGTCTCCAGATTTAAAATCTTCAAAAAGATTCCCTGAAGCAGCAGTAATAATCCTACCTGATGCAGTAAATGAAATAGCTGTTGATGTTTGAACTTTTGCAATTTCAGTATCCAATTTATTAACTAACTGTGAGTCAACTGCAGTTATCGTGTTATGGACATTTTGACCCCAGTTTTGATTATCTCCGCCAATCTCACTTTTAACTAAGGAGTAATTTGTTGTAAATGTATTTGCCATATTATTGTTTTGTCCAGGTTACTGAAGTTGGGGTTTGTGCTGCCCATGTAGCTGATGTAACAGTTTGTTCACTCCAACTTGCAGAAGTTAGTGATTGTGCATTCCAGGTTGTTGTTGTTGAAGCAATACCATCCCAATCGGTTGATCCATAATATCCTGTACCAAAAAGTCCTGCTCCATATAAGTTCCTTCCAATAACTTCATCAGTCCATGTTTCATTCATGTGTATATATATTTAGGTCTCATAGTAAGTGTTCCCCCTGCAAATCGTGATTTATCATCTGATGATTCCAGTTCTCCAACTGCCCTTGCCAGTAACCCATCCCACATTGATCCTGCCTGGGGGTCCATTAAATATGAACTGGCTTGAACTAAAGTTGCATAAAGATAAATTGAGGAATTAGAAACTAATAACCAATTATCACCAGAATCTGCAACAGCAGATAGTGCAGGTATTTTCTGATAATACGACATTTGAATCGTGTAACTTGCGTCAGGTGTAGGATTTAACTGGATAGCAGAACCTTCAATTGTGTAATGTACCGGGATGCCTACCTTATTGCTTTTCTGTTCCCGGTAGTCATCTGACCTGTCTGATGTTGCATAAAGCAATCTCCTGGGAGGGTCAGTTGATGTAAGTTCAACATTTAACATTTCCAGAAAATCACTTGGTAGGGCCACATACTGGGCATTAGTTGAAGTTGTTGATCTGCTCAACATATCCCTGGTTCTAAGTTTCCTGTTTAGTGACTCTTCTGCAAGAGTTATAAATTCAGGTATCCTGGAAGTTAAATCAGATCTGTTTAACCAGTTTGCTACTGCAGTATGCAGTTCTGCTTTTGTAGATATTGCCATCTAACTCAAATGTCCTTCCCAGGTTCGGAATGGTTTGTTTTCTGGTCTATCTAGCCATTTTAATAGTTTTTTTGTAGACCCTTTTGGACCTAGTATTCCATCTCTATAAAGTTTTGCTGCTATTACCGGGGGAATTTCTGCAACATGCCTGACTTCATTCTTCCTGTCAACAGGTTGCTCTCTGAGGTACTTTGTGTAATCTAATGTTGGCTGGATATCCTGCTTTTTAGTGATATGAAATTTCCCATCACCATCTTCTGTATGGACATCTGTTTCCACTCCATCCACCACACCCATTGGGGTTGTATTTAAAGGCATAAAAATCCATTTCTATCTCTCTCCAATGTTTGTGAAAAACCCCTCCCGGTTAAGAGAGGGGTCAGTTAAAGGGTTAACTAAGATCAACCACCACAATCACCTACAAGCCCATGTGCGAGCTCATTGTCGATTTGGAGTCCACCTTCCCATATGATGTATTTTCCCAAAGCATCGCCTGTTCGCCCAATTTCCTGGGTCTCGAATGCCCGGAGTTGTGCTACTTTGGCGTATTCTGGATTGATAATTAATACATCTTTTTCGCCTCTTATGAAACGATCAGCTTGTACTGCATACGTTCCAAAGTCGCCAATGTAGACTGACACGTTGGCCTGTACTTCATCAGCTTTGGAAGGTAATGCCACAACCTGGGTTGCAGATGCTCTACCTGAAAATGCTGAAGCCAATTGCTTGTTTGCCGAACTCATAATCATCTGAGTTGGCTGGTCTCCAGAATTGTCGTAACAGAGCTTTAAAACTGCTTTTAAAAGCGTTTCTGTGAATGCTCTTGCAGTTCCATCTGTTCTGGCAGTTGAACCTACTGCAGCCTGGGCTGCTGTTGGATTGGCACCAGAACCACCACCTTTAGAGATGTTGGTAGCAAGTTTTGCCAGGATACCTGCAGATGTTCTTGCAGTACCTGCAGCACCAGAATTTACAACTGAGTTGCCCAGCATGAGTTTTTCTACATCACGCTTTAATGCACGAGACATGATACTAAGCTGATGGGCCATGGCATCATTTACGCCTGCCCTGTCAATTGCAGCCTGAGTACCAGTTACTGCTGCACTCCTGTACAGAATCTGACATTGATTGGAGTTGCGAACAGTATTATTTGCTGCTGCTGCTGCAATCGTATCACCTTCTAACTGAGCAGTTGTACTAACTGCTGGCATTATCTTCACCCAGGTTCGTTACTTCTGGGCCGTTCAAAAGAACTGCTGCATATTCAACTATGCAGATGGGACTATATCATAACCCTGACAGGGTCTCTTGCGCTTCCAACCACTTGGTTGTACTTCCTAATGGAATAGTCTCTGAACCTTCCTCAAATGAGGCTTGGCTGCTGATCAACAGGTCTTGTCTTTCCAGCAATTCACAAGATTTGCAATAACTATTACTAGTTAAGGCCTCCATATTAAAGGGCTTCAGTTTGGTGTTCAAATAAAGTATTGCTTACGCTACGTTTACCTGCCATTGAGACAAAAGGTGTCTCTTCCGGGGATATATTATCAGTTTTGTTATCATGGCTTTTTTAATTACCATTTCTCATAATTTCTTATGAGCTCAGACTATATCATCACCATCATGGTGCCGGGAGCTCTTGGAGGGGTTATCGTTTGTGCTACTCACCCTCTAGTCGTTGAACCTTACTGCTACTTTTGCACTTCACAGTCTTGGCTGCTGATTGTCTCCAGCCTTACCTGGTAAGATGTTCCAGCAATTCACCCGGTTACGATCCAAATATTCAGATCACATCCGAAAGATCTTCTCTGATCCCTTTAGCAGTATAAGTATCGAAAGCATTTGTGACCTTTGCCATAAAATCCTTTCATTTCAGTTAATGTTAATCGGGTTTACAACATCTGTTTAAAAACTTCAGTTGCATCAGACATTTTGCCGGATTTTGCAAGTTTCATTTTGGCTTTTGAAACTGAGGTATGTTTCCTGGGCTGGTTCCCTGCTGAGCCGGGAGTGGCAGGCCGGATTGCCTCTTTTGCAGGTTTGAGTCTTACTTTTCCCTTACCTGAAAGTCCTGCTGCTTTCATTCCTGACCTCAGGGCTAAAACTGCTCTATGGTCATAAATGTTTGCAAGCTCTTCCTGGGAGTAGCCGATACTCTGGGCATACTGCCTGATTTGGGACTTTTCCTGTTTCATCACCTCAGGATCTTTCCATTCAGGAATGGTTTCAACAAGAGTCTGGTGTTGCTGAGACAAATACTGTTGCATCTGAGACTGTTGCTCTTGAGCCTGCTGGTGTTGCATTCTCTCATGCTCCATTCTCAACTCAGCTTGTTTTTCCTTCCTGGATCTTGCATCTTCTTTCTGCTTCATCCATTCCAGAGGATCAGCTTCATATAACTGGTCCCAGTCAGGTTCTTTTGGCTGCTGGAGTTCCTGTTCTGAAACTAATCGGTCCAGGTTCTGCTGATACCTTAACTGCTCCTGTTTGGCTGCCTCCTGGGCTGCCTCAAGTTGCTTTCGTGAATCTGCTAATGCCTGTGTTTTTTTAGTATAATCACTCTGCCTTAGATAACCACTTTTCAGTTCAGGGAGGGTGA